ATTTGCAGACGTTAAATAATCGCGTAAACATAATGCCGCATTATCGGACCATGCGGTTGCTGTTGTGTTTGGGTTGTAAACCTTTTTGCCTTTAACCAAAAAACTTATAGCTGGTTCGCCGTTTGGGAACGCATCACCATTAAATTCGAGGCGAATATAAACGTAAGCAATCCCCTGCAGTCGATGGTCGCTTGTCCACTTCCCCGCACTCTCAGCGACGAGCGTAGCGTCAGCCACCTGATCGTCAGCGCCGAGGTGCTTTAAAATTCGAACAAAGCCATCGTATTTGTCCGGTGAGGTTGAATTGCCTGAACCATCAAGCGTTAAAACTTCATCGTTAAAATAAACCGATGTTATTTCTTCACATTCGTGACCAGCGATAGCGACCACCAAATGCAGATATTTGTTATCGTCGGTCGCTTCCTTATAGACCGTGACACCGCCGCATCTGGTTTGCCCGTAGACAATCGCGTGATGCTGTGCGGCACCGACGCCCGCGACTTCATAACCAGTATCGAAACCGCCGAGTTTTGGTTTCGGTGAAAGCGCGCTTGTGAGGTATGAAAGCCCAACCGAAAGCGCGAAAGTAAAAACAAAATAATTCACCATCGCAGCGGTGGTCATCGCAACCCCGACCCCTGCCGCTGCTGCTGCTGTAGCCGCCGCCGCTGCCGCATAAGTAGCTGAAGCCGCCGTAGCTGCGGCCACCGCCAGCGTGACGGGGTCAGCCGCTAATGGGTAGGTCAAAAAGGTCAGAAATAACGCTAGAAACCACCTCATCGGACTGACCAGAATATATCACCCTCGCAGGGCTTATCAAAAACAACGCCATCAACATTGATGAAGGCGATTAGATCGCTCACAGCCACGCCGAGCGAGACCCCAATGCCTTTGATATCTTTGTCCTTGCGAGCGACAATATCGCCTCGCATGGGTAGCGCCCTGGTTGAGCGTTTTAATCGGGCGTCTATGCCTTCAATTATACTCTTTTTATTCGCCGCCTTTAGCTTGGCCTTATAAGTCCGCACTGCCGTACAAGCGCATTTATAATCACCAATCCAATCGTCAGCGAAGCCCTTGCCGGTCATAACCTTGGCCGCACCATTCACGAAGCTCAAACACTCAAAGCCAGCCCAATCGAAAGGCTTGTTGCGGCATTGATCGACGTAATCCATCAAGCGCAAATCCCAATCAAAAAACCTCACGACCGCCCCCAATTGAAACGCTTGTCTTGTAAGTCCTCGACGAACTCAAAGCCTTTATCATTTGGAAAACGCGACTTTTGCGAGGCGTCGGTATAACGAAAAACACGCGCTCGCTCTAAGTCGATTAGCTTGCTCTCAACCGACACGCCGATGGTTGACGTGTCTGGCCCTTCATCGATATTCATCTGATCCATGTAGCCAGAAAAAACCAATACGATTTCATTTGCATCGCCGGTCGTTAAATCAATGGCCGAACCATCTTCATGCAGAATGTAATTACCCGCTTCATCGAGAAGGTAAGTTTTGTTGGCGTCAATTGCGCCAAAATAAATTTCACAAAGGCGTCCCTGGTAAGGTTCCGTCAAAGCCAAAGAAATTAGGTTTGAAGGCAAACCGGAGAGCGTAATGGTCGCACCCTTTGCACTAATTTCAGCCGTCTCAGAGAGTTGCGAGATTTGCAGCAACTGCCCCGTGCCGGTGTAGGTTACTCCGCTCACCGTTAGCTCACCCAATCCGGTCCAAAACGATAGCGTTTGCGTATCGAAAAATAATCGAACAGCAAAAAATGGTTTTATTTGATCCGCTGAAAGGGCTGAAACGATCCCATCAGACAATGACCGACTCATGCGATCGCCTCTTTGCAAGCAAACTGCACACCATAAATTTGTGACGTATTGATTGACCAATCCGTTAAATTAGCGGTCAGCCTAAAAACGCCCTTGCAGTTTCCAACAACTACCGTTGCGTCGTTTGCCGGTGCCGTTCTGATAGCCGGCCACAAATCAAGGCTCGCTTGCCCTGATGCGTTTGTCGTCACGTCTTTTAAAACCTTGTGTAGCGTTGCAGACGAACCGCCGCCTAATTGGATATAATCGCCAGCCCTCAAATAATTGGATGCGCTGTTGGGTGCGCCGTCAATTGTCAAACTGTCACCCGTCTGATCCGCACCATTCACAAGTGGCGTTCCTGGCGCGCTTGACGCTGACCCCCTTGCGGCAGCAGCATTTGGGTCACCTAGGAGAAATGTGCCTAATCCGCCTTTAAGCGAAACTAAAAACGCAACCCACTCTTCAGCATCAGCGCGTTTCATCGGTGCTATTGAAACTTCGGCTTCCCAGCGTTGACCCGAATGAGCAACAACCTGTTGTTTATATGTAAAAGGGCTTTCTGAAATTGCGACTGCGTTTACTGCGCGCAAGTTTACGCCCGCTATCCCCGAGGCCGTGGGTAGCGTGAGAGGATAAGAAATTGCCATTATGCGAATCCATCTGCAAAACTACCGCCTCGCCTTCGGGCATCAAGAATTGCGGCCTTTGTGCTTTCATTAATCTGCGGCATTAGCTGCATAATCTCAGCGCGCACGGTTTGTGAAACGCCCGTTTGAATATTGATTGTCTGGTTAACGACTGCCCCGCCTAAATTTTTATTCGCCACAATATTGCCGGCGCTGTTGGGATAAAATACCTCTGGCCCAGCTTCGCCAACAAGAACCGGTTTTTGCCCCGCGACCGGCCCACCAAAACGCGCCTTTTTTGTCACTGTTGTTTTGGTTTGCGGCAAATTGAGAGCTTGAGTCACAAAGCCAAAAACCTTATCAACAATTAGTTTTTTAATAAGCATCCGTTGAAGGTCTTTAATTACGCTGGAAGCAAATTCGCTGAACGCTTCTTTTGCACTTTTGGTTCCCCTGATCATGCCCAAAAGACTTTCCGTCATTGCATCAGCGCCGTTGACTGCAATTTGTTGCATCGCTGCATCCATATCTTGCGCGGATTTTCTCCATTCACCGATTGGGGTGCGGCTTGTTATCACTGTGTCTTGCAATTTCTCAACTTTTTCATCAGCGGCATCAATTGCCTGTGCTAGTTTTTGATATGCAACTATTTCCGCCGATAAAATGTCGTCATCTCTTTGAGACCCAAGCCAAGTTTGACCTAAAGGTTTAGCAACTTCTTTTGGCTTAGGTGCAGCGGGTGGCACCTTAGCTGATTTTTGTTTTAATTTTTCAATTACGCCAAACGACTTGATTGATTTCTGTAAAATTTTTTGTTCATTTTCAAGAGCCGCTTTTTTTTCTTCTAGTTGTTTTATCTCGCTTCTTGTCCGACCTTTTCTAAGTCTGAAATTTTTATCGTCTAAAATTTTTCGTTTTTTTTGTAGTTCTATTTCAACTTCAGCTATCTTTAAACTTTTCATAGCTGAGTCGGCAATAAGATCAGTTTTATTTTTGCTGATAAGTCCCCATTTTTTTGCTAAATCAACAACCTTCACACTTAAAGCAAAAACAAGATTTGTGATATCTTGAATAAGCAAACCAATCTGAGGCCCAAAAGTTAAAATCATTTGATTAAATGTTGCCCTTAGCTTGTATTCAAGAACCGTCATTTTATCTTTTAAGTCTTCGGCCCCCCGCACCATTTTTTCAGATAAAATTATCCCTAGTTGTTCAGCTTTTTTTGTCCATTTTTCTAATTGCATCCGGCCCTTACGAGCGATCGCCGCTAAAGCCGCGCCTTGCCGACCAAAAGCCGCAACGCCTAAAGCAACCGCATCGGATTGTGTGGCCATTTCGCGCATTTTCTGCATCAGGGCAGAAATTTTTGGGGTAAGCCTTCCCGTTTTCATCAGGACTTCATTAAGCCCATGATCGCCTAATTTACGCATAAAGGTGGTCAAAGTTCCGGTGTTATTTCTTAAATCACCAATATTGCGGCTGAAGACAGTGAGAGCCTTGTCTGTATGTTCGACCGCCATGCCGCCTATATCAAAAGCAAAGCGAAGTTTTTGTAGCTCCCCCGTTGTGATCCCTACCTTGTCAGCGGTCTTTCCGATCGCATCAGCAAAATTCACGGCTTTTTTGATGGCAACGACCAGCCCAATCCCAATAGCTCCGACAGCCGCCGCCGCCGCAAACGCGCCTTTTTTGAGCGTTTTCATGGCGCGGTTTACCTTTGCAAAGGCTCGCTTTGTGCGGTCCTTCGCGCCAATTTCAACGTCTAATTTACTAACAGTCGGCATCTAAATATGTATCCCGGATTTTCATGTAGGCGACCCATTCATAAAATTCTGAATAGGGCATTTGCTCGATTTCAAAAATTGATTTTTTTAACCGATCAGCAAGCGCAAACATCATTTGACGTTGCTGATCGGCCCTTAGTTTTTTTCAATTGTCTCAGGGTCGTCCGTATCCATCATTTCGCCGGCAATCCGCGAAATTAAATTGAACGGCGCTTTTCGGAGCAGTAAGGGTTTATCTTCGATCGTGAACAATTTTTTTCCATTCACGTCCTCTGATTTTGCAACAATTAAATCAACCAAAATTGAAATATTGTCGTTTGTGATCCCTTTGTACCACTTATTCATTTCAATGATTGAGATCGGCGGGGCATAGATGGTTAACGGGTAACCATCATCGCCCCATTCTTCGACCTCGATTTGTTTTCTGCCCAGCCTTTCGACATGGGCATCAACTTTTGCCATTATTGGAGAAGGCATAGCCGCAATACTCCTTCAATTATTAAACGGTCGCTGTTGACAACGCGCCGGTTCCGGTTACGTCAAACGAAATTTCAACCATGCCATCTAATTCGGCTGATTTTTCACTTGAAGTCACAATGCCGGTTCCGGTGTAGTAAGTGTCCGCGCTTGTCGCACCCTCCGGGTAAAGGTTTAGCGTGATGGAATTTCCAACAGCACTAGCCACTTGCCCGTTTGTGTCCGTTTCGTCCCAGTAGCATGTAACATTTGCCGACCATGTTTTAAGGCCAACCTGATAAGTGCGGGCAGCGTCACCCATTGTTGTGTCTTCGATCGTCTCAGCCTCTTCGGAAAGCGACCAAGACCTTATTTCACTATAACTATTCGCCCCCACTTTGACGGTCCCTTCAGACCCCTTGTGATTTGCCATCTACTTTTTCTCCTTTGGCTTTTGCGGGTTTATCTTTTTTCTCCGTAAACCCAATTGATGAATAATATTCAAATTCAGACTTGAATATCTCGATTTCAGCCCCGCCGTCTGGCGAGACAACTTCCATTCTGTCTTTCATTTTCACTCCTAAACTGCACTAGTGGCGCTTGCTTTTGTGGTTCTATAAATAATCCGAAAGGTTAGCCTTGCCATTGCAATCGGCTGATCCCCTTCATCACTAAATTCAAATTCTGTACGGGTTAAATAACAGTCCTTTGCAAAGCCCCCGCGGGTCATATCAGCCGCTAACCCGGCTTCCACTTCTGCGCAAATATCATCCAAAGTGTTGTCATAATTTGCTGTGCCGCGCACATACGCCTCGACCATCAAATCAAGTTCCCGATCAAGCGTTGAGCTTGCGCCCATCGTGTCAGTTTGAGTGCTTTCGCCTTCGCAATAGACGCACAAACCGGGCAATTTGCCGTGTGCGAGCGGATAAACCCGCGATCGGTAAACGCGGCTTCCCGTCGTGCTTAAACTTGTAACCGCTGTTGTCGCATTAGTGCGGATGCTTTCCCGAACGTGCGGCATCAATCAGTTTCCAAAAATAGAACAGTCACGCCGGTCCCATCATCTTCAACACGCCGCACAGTGTAATTTGTTGAATTGATCACAATCGCGTCACCTTCGCTTGCGCTTGAAACGTCATCGGTGCGGCAAGCAAATTGCGGATCTGTTGAAGACACGGCAACCGTTCCACCTAAATCAACTTCCGAAAAACCGTTGTCAAAAATTCCTTTTATCGTTGCCGCCGATCCGCCTTGCACCGTGTAAGTCGCACTTGTGGCGAAATCATTAGTGTTGAAAAAAATCAGGCGATCGGATGCAGATTCAACAGCCATTTATTTTTTCCGGCTGCGTTTTTTTAAAGGCGCGGCGTTGTCTGTATTTAGTCCAACAGCGCGATCTTTTGGTTTAGCTTTGCCATCGTCCGGCGTTGCCTTGCCCATATTGATCACGGCAATCGCATCGTTATCAGGCAAATCAACAACTTCTCCGGCTTCAATATGCTCGCCGGCAATACCGCATGTTTGGGTAATTCTTATTTTCAAATCAACCTCCAAATAAAAAGGGGAGAGCGTTGAAGCCCTCCCCCAATAGTCAATATTAAGTGGTTGTTACGTCTAAGCACGCTGCAAAAGATTGAGCGTGACGAACACCAACGTCACAGTCTTGGAAAACGACAATGCGCGTTCCGCCTTTGCTCGAGTTGGTATATGGATCGATCAACACGTCCGGGGACGACCAAAAAGCTAGGATCAATTGTGACCAATCTCCGAACAGCATTGCACTGCAAGTGCCGGAAGTGCTGCCTTTTGTCAAATCGGAAGGAACGTGATTGGTAATCCCAAGCTGATAGCCATAAACACTGTTCCAAGGATCATTCAAAAGCATGACTGAATCGCTAGAACTAACCTTCGCAACAGATGCTAACTTAGACTTAACTTTTGAGTTAGTTAAAAAGCCCATGTTGTCAGAAATAGCAGCATTGTCTTGCTCCACTTCTTTAACAAGACCCGTGATCATCGCCCAGGTGGGGGCTGCTCCGTTAGTGCCCAGGGCAATACTACCTATGCCACTTGTCTGGGTAACTCCCGTTGGCTCATTCGATCCTCCGCCCTCAATCGCCACGTCCTCAATTTTTGCGGCAACTGCATTTAAAAGATCGTTTCGCACGATGGCTTCCGCCGATGGGTCGCTTTGGTTCAAAAGTTTTCTCGATATATCTGTCATCACTCCCAGTTGGCGATTCACTAAACTTAGCTCACCGAAAGTTTGATTTTGTTCAGAAACAGCGTTGTTTTCAGCAACAAACCCAGCAGAAGCGGCGGCGGTCATTTTTGGAATGGAAACATCACCTTTTAGACCGGTCATGATCCTGGCTCCCATGCCAGCAACGACCAAACGAGAACGCAGGGCTTCAATAAATTCGCTGCCCATGTGATCAACGCCTTTGAGATGTCCACCATCTGCATCGGTTCCAGCGATCAAATCCCGTTGGCCCCATGCGTGTCCAGGGACATAAAAGCCCTTCGCCGGTTTGCCAGACATCCGGCCAATTTCGTCGGATACTTCCCGCTCAAAACCAGCTTGCCGCCAATCGTTATTGGCTGCAGCACGAATAGCATTCATCAAAGAATAGCGCTTTTCTTCAGCCGGTGTTAAATCGGGTTCTGCAACCTCTAAAGGTTTTGCGTCGCCAATCTTTTCGAGAAGCAATCCACGGAATTGCTCAATGCTGTAACCTTTGCCGATAGCTTCATCAGCGAGGCTACGCTTATTGTGTTTTGCACCGAGCGCGATTATCTCAGTGACTTGTTTTGAGTAAGCAGCACGCGCATCATCAGCGGCTTGCGTGCGAACTTGCTCAACGTCTACTTTTTCTTGTTCCATTTCAATTTTCTCCTTCGGAACTGGTGGTTGAGTAATAGGCGCTGATCGTCCAACGCCCGAACCGACATAATCGGCAGGGATTGAAACAATGCTGGCCTCCATTGGTGTCCATTTCACAGCACGCATTTCAACCGTCCCGTCGTCGCGTTCCACTTTGGACAATTTGTCAATTCTGTACCCGACCGAAATGTTGGCCCTCACTGAATCGACTACATCAGAAAAAATTTCGTCGGAAAATTTGCCTTTTCCAAAGCGAACAGACGCCCGCAACACGCGGTCATCTCCGATTTCAGTTTTTTCGATAACCCCTATTTGTCGCTCTGGATCGTGCGACAAAAGCAACGGAGCGCGGCCCGAACCTAAAAAATCTAGGTTTATGGCCTCCGCAGTATGTTCTAATACCTCAAGGCCGAAAGAACGCTGGACCGGTTCCTCAGAAGAAACCGCAATTCTGACGGTTCGTTTATCTTCATCAAGCCAATCCTTGCGAATTTCTGCCGATCGGTGTTCAAGCTCAATAACTTCCCGCCGGTCCTCATCAGGCAAAGCGGTTTCTTCCTCTGCCACTTCCGGGGCAGGGGTTTTTTGATCTTCCATTTTTTTACTCCTCAGATGTGGCGGGTTGATTGGTAACTTGCGGCTCCGCATTCGCTTTATTGCCAAACGGCTCAAACGCAAGCGATAGGCCGTAGCGTGCAGCTAATTCTTTTTCGCGCTGGATACTTTCAAAAACGTCTTCGATATCTGCGCCGTAATGGTTCGCAACGTCTTGCATACTTAACAACCCGTTTTGTATGCCGGTCACTTGCGCGTTAATTTCTTTTACTGGATCAACCCAACTAAAACCGCGAGGCCGGTAAATTACCGAATTTGAAAACTTTTCAAAACGGGTCATCGGTAGGGGCAGACTCCCCGAGGTCATTGCCGATGTAAGCCATGACTGAAAAATAGGCTCGACAAAATGCGTAATCAAAAACGCTTGAAGTGTGCGATATCCATCACGCTCGTCCAAAGCTCCTTGCCGGATGCTTGAGTAGTTTACACTCTCCAGATCAGAAGCAA